ACATGCCCAACGATTGGCTATGACTGATTTTTTTTGGGTAGTATGGAATGATTGCAAAGTACTAGAAAGTTTTGACTTTTCTTATAATCCGGATAATTGGAGTAAACAACACGTTCATGTTTTTTTAAACAATGAGCATTACGATGGAATTTGTTTGGTTCCTAAAACAGCTTCTATTACTGATAAAGAAATCATACACCGATTTTTTATCAATAAAAAAGAAGTTGCTGTAAAAGCTAGTGTTTCTACTGCTTATGATCAATTTAATATAGATACCTACGAAGAGTACTTATATGCACTTGAAAATAGCAAAACAGGCATGTTTTGGATGTTGTCAAAAAATTTACAATTTATCAGCAGTGTTATAAAAGACTTTTATATTTCTCATCATAACAGTTATGATAGAAACGAAAATCATGCATTTATACATCGAGTTAATAATACTGATTATTATAATGGTGTTTTTCTTTGTAGTAAAAATAAATCTTTAACACAACGGGAAGTAGAACATCGCTTTATTGTAAATAGAAAAGAATGGCCTATTGTAGCTAGTGGTCCTGTAAAATACGATTACTTTAATATAGATACCTACGATGAGTATTTGTATGCACTTGAGAATTCTACAACCGATATGTTCTGGATGTTATCGAGAAATATAACAGCTGACTTAAACATTTTACATAGCATTTATGTATCACACGACAACTACGATTCTAGAATAAATCATGCGTTTATACATCGAGTAGATGATAAAAATCTATATAACGGTGTTTTTCTTTGTAGTAAACATTGCACATTAACAAAAAAAGAAATTGAGTATCGATTTATAGTCAATGCTAAAGAATGGCCTGTTGTAGCAAGTAAGCCTGTACAGTACGATAAGTTTGATATTGATTCGTACGACGATTACTTACATGCACTTGAAAATAGCAAAACAGAAATGTTTTGGGGTACAAGTTCAAAAATAAAAGTTTTAGAGACGTTTAATTTTAACATTTATTTCTCGCATGATAACGAATACGACAGAAAAATAAACCATGCATTTGTCCACGATGTTTTAGGAAAACATACATACGATGGAATATTTTTGTTTAGTAAGCATGTACCTGTTTCTAAAAAAGAAATTGAGCATCGATTTATTGTAAATAGAAAAGAATGGCCTACTATTGCTTCTACTTATGTTTCGTATGATATTTTTGATATAGACAGTTTCGAAGATTATAAAGAAGCACTTAAAAAATCTAAAACAGAAATGTTTTGGGGTATTAGTCGTAACATACAAATTGATCAAAATTTTGACTTTAACATATATTATGATTACAGAGATAACGAATTTATCACCGAAAGAAAAACAAATCATGCGTTTATACATCAAGTAGATGGCAATAATCTATACAATGGTGTTTTTCTTTTAAGCAAGTATACTCCGTTGTCAGAAAAAGAAATAGAATATAGACACCCGGTGCATCGAAAAGAATGGCCCATTGTAGCCAGCGGTCCTATACAGTACGATACCTTTATAGTAGAAACTTATAACGATTACTTACATGCACTTGAAAATAGCAAAACAGAAATGTTTTGGGGTACAAGCAATAACATAGAAATAAATAAAGAATTTAAGTTTGACATTTATTTCTCGCATGATAACGAATATGACAGAAAAATAAATCATGCATTTATGCACAGTGTAGACGGTAAAGATTTATATAACGGAATATTTTTGTTTAGCAAACATACACCTGTTTCTAAAAAAGAAATCGAACACAGACATCTAGTGCATCGAAAAGAATGGCCTATAGTAGCCAGCGGCCCCGTAAAATATGAGCAATACAATATAAACACATATGAGGAATACTTAACAGCATTATCGACTTCTAAAACAGAAATGTTTTGGATTATTCCGAACTATGTTATACCGTCAACTAGATTTAAATTTGATACATACTTTCCTCATAATCAAAACTTTGAAAGAAAAATCAACCATGTATACTTAAATGGAAAATACAATGACGGAATTATATTGTGTAGTAAATATTCAAAATTTAGCAAACGAGAACTCGATTACAAATTTATATCCAATAAGAAAGAAATAAACATTGTTATCTCGACGCCAAAACCGTATGATATAGTTTTTATTAGTTATCAAGAACCCAAAGCTGACGAGTTTTATAAACATCTTACAGATAGATTTTCTAATACTAAACGAATTCACGGGGTAAAAGGGATTCACCAAGCTCATATAGAAGCAGCAAAATTATGTTCAACTGATATGTTTTGGGTTGTAGACGGGGACGCTCTTATTGATTCTAAATTTAATTTTGACTATCAGGTTGCAAGATGGGATCGAGATACGGTACATGTTTGGAGATCAATCAATCCTATTAATGACTTAGTATATGGTTACGGCGGCGTAAAATTGCTTCCTACTGAGTTAGTATTAAATATGGATACATCGAAGCCGGATATGACGACTAGTATTAGTAAAAAATTTAAAGCAGTTCAGGAAATTTCAAATACAACAGCATTCAACACAGATCCATTTAATACATGGAAATCTGCTTTTAGAGAATGTGTTAAACTAAGCAGTAATATCATTGATAGACAGAAAAATGAAGAAACTGCAACTAGATTAAAGATTTGGTGTACTGTAGGACAAGACCGCCCGTTTGGAAAGTATGCTGTTAACGGTGCAACAGCAGGAAAAATATACGGTTACGAAAATCAAAACAACGTAGATGCTCTTGCAAAAATAAATGACTTTTTATGGCTTAAGGAACAATTTGATGTCAATTCACAATAGTGTATTTTTTGATAATTTTGGACAACTATTAAATAAATATCCAGATATAAATTTAAAAGATCTTTTTTCAAAAGGACAAATGCAATCGAAGCGTTGGTTAGTTAACGAACTAATTAAATTAGATTTAGATTTAGGCACAATCTTCATATGTGGTGGGTGGTATGGTAGTTTAGCAACATTTTTATTCGAAAGTCCGTTGAAATTAGATAAAATACGAAGCTTTGACATAGATAATTCTTGTGCTCCGATTGCAGATACCTTTAACAGATCTTGGGTAATAAATGGTTGGAAATTTAAAGCAACTACTATGAATATATTAGATATTAATTATCCATTTAATTATAAAACAAAAAAATATGATAATTCTGAAGAAGAACTAACCGAATACCCAGATACTATTATTAACACTAGTTGCGAACACATTGGCGATTTTAAAATTTGGTATGAAAACATTCCAAAAGAAACATTAATAATATTACAATCTAATAATTTTTTTAAGATTGAAGAACATGTTAATTGTGTAACTGACATTGAACATTTTAAAAATACAGCACCCATGACACATATACTTTATGAAGGATTACTAGAATTAGACAATTATACAAGATTTATGCTAATTGGCTATAAGTAAATATTTAAAATGTACAATTATTTAGATATAAAAAAAATTCATCTCGAAGTTACACAAAACTGTCAAGCAAGTTGTCCTATGTGCGATCGTAACCAAAACGGCGGCACACTAAATCCTCATATTGATTTAAGCGAATTAACATTAAATGATTGTAAAAAAATATTCCCTCCAGATTTTATAGCACAATTAAACACAATGTACATGTGTGGAAATTTAGGAGATCCAATTATTGCTAGAGACACATTAGAAATATTTCGTTATTTTAGACAACATAATTCTCGTATTTGGTTAAGTATGAATACAAATGCAGGAGCAAGAGATGAAATATGGTGGACAGAGCTTGCAGATATTTTTAAAACAATGGGTTCTGTAACATTTAGTGTAGATGGATTATTAGATACAAATCATTTATATAGACAAGGTGTTGTGTGGGAAAATGTAGAACGCAACATGAAAGCTTTTATTGCAGCAGGCGGCAGAGCTAGATGGGATTTTTTAATATTTGAACATAATCAACATCAAGTTGACGAAGCTGAAGCACTTTCTAAAATTTGGGGATTTGAAAAATTTACCCCAAAAAAAACTGGTAGATTTATCACACAAGACAGCAAGAAAAAAGAATCACATCAGGCAATTGACCGCAAAGGTAATCAAACGACTGAGCTTAAAAAACCTGATGACAAATATGTAAACAGCGCATTAAAAAAACAATCGTTGCTAGAAATAAAATATGGCAGTATGGATGCATACTATCAACAAACGCCAATTTATTGTAAAGTAAAAGATGAGGGCAGTTTGTTTATTACTGCTGAAGGTTTAGCTTTGCCTTGTTGTTGGACTGCTGGTCGTATGTATAAATGGTGGAATCAAAATCCAAAAAATGAACAAATATGGCAATTTATCGATATGGCTGGCGGGAAAGATGCAATTAATGCTAAAATTCATGGATTAAAAAAAATATTTGACACAGAAATATTTACCCTCATTGAAGATTCTTGGGAAGAAAAAAGTTATAACGAAGGAAGACTTAAAGTATGTGCTATGAAATGTTGCGCCGAATTTGATCCTTTTGCCGAACAGTTTAGATAAGTAAATTAAAGGTTATATAAAAAGATGATTTTTAAAAATAGTCAAGATATCATAGAGTTTAATGATATCACAATTCCTACTCATATTAAAAAAATAGGAATAAAGCTAAGTGGCGGAGCAGACAGTGCCTTAGCTTGTTATATGCTAACAAAGTACTTAAAAGCATCTCGACCGGATGTTGTTATACATCCAATAACAACGGTTATATTAGCAAAACCGTATCAAAAAATCTTTGCCAAACAGATAGTTAATAAGATTTCGGAGCTCCTTGATTATAAAAATTTTGGAGAGCATTTTGTTGCATACACAGAAACATACGACCGACACAGATATCTCGAAGTTCAGGACACACATTTACAACAATTATACAATTCTAACTTTATAAACATGCACCTGAGCGGAATTTCAGCTGTTCCGGATATTAATGATGCCCTGGAATTATATGAAGAAATAGAAACTACTGGTCCTACTGACAATCGATTTAAAGAAACTATTAAAAAGAATCAACAAAACGGCAATGCATTTTCTCCATTTATTAATACAGATAAAAAAGGAATTGCTGAATACTATATAAATTTAGGAATTTTAGAAGATCTGTTTCCTCTTACACGAAGCTGTGAGGTGAAAACTACAGATTTTTCTCAACATTGCGGAGAATGCTGGTGGTGTAAAGAAAGATATTGGGCGTTTGGAAGATATGCCTAACTTACCATCTCCGACATTCTGTGCTTTGCCATGGCTTCATTTATCGAGTCGCCCGGATGGAAAAATGAGAACTTGTTGTACAAGTAACGCAAGTTCTGTACAAGATCCAAATTCTAACATTAAGATCGGCGGTGGCGAAGTTGGTGTAGTAAAAAACGACAGTGGAATCCCAGCAAATTTTAATCACACAACGCTCGAAGAAGCATGGAATAGCGGGTACATGCGTAATGTAAGAAACATGATGTTACGTGGAGAAAAACCAGCAAGCTGTTTAAAATGCTACAAAGAGGAAGAAGCAGGACATTTAAGCAAACGCAATTGGGAAACGGAGTATTGGGGTGCCCGATATGATTTAGAACAACTGGTTGCAGAAACTCAAGAAGACGGATCTATACCAGTAAAAATAAGATACATTGATTTACGCATGGGAAGTAAATGTCAGTTAGCATGTGTAATGTGTAGCCCGCATGATAGTTCGGGCTGGATCAAAGAGTGGAATCAAGTGTTTCCACAAATACAAAATGAAAAACTAAAGAACACAAGTCAATGGGAAAACAAAGGCAGAGTTCATGGAGCAAGTTACAATTGGCATAAGAACAATCCGCGCTTTTGGGATGAGTTATATGAACAAATTCCAAATATGTATCAACTATATTTTGCCGGCGGCGAAAGTCTTATTATAGACGAGCATTACAATCTTCTTGAAGAATGCATTAGACGGGGACACGCAAAAAATATTGAGTTAAGATATAATAGTAACGCTGTTGAATGGCGAGATGACTTGTTTGATTTATGGGCAGAATTTAAACGTGTACGCTTTCATTATAGTATTGATGCATATGGTGAACAAAACGATTATATTCGATATCCTAGCAACTGGTCTCATCAAGAAGAAGTTTTTTGGAAACTTGACAACACTGCACCTCAAGTAGAAGTTACTACAGCTACAACTCTTATGGCATTAAACGTACCGTATATTCCAGAGTTTGTAAAGTGGAAAGTTAATCAAGGATTTAAAAAAATTAATAAATGGCCACTAGGAGCAGGTGGCATCAATATGCACTTTGCATATTGGCCTCCACAATTAAATGTTAAAGTATTACCTGCACACATTAAAAAACAAATTACTGACAAATATGAAAATGAATTTTATCCTTGGATTGAAGATAGCTGGGATAAGTTTACTGGGGTTAAAGAAGCCGGAATTACCAAAGAACAATTTTTAGCAGCCGACTATCGATTAAA